AAGATGGTAAAACATTTGTTTGGAATCCAGGTTTATCTAATCCTTTAGAGCAAAGAGCAACAATTATGACTGGCGCTCCAACTGCATCAAGATTAACTATTGTTTCGGACAGAGATAGACATGTTGTTCATTTTGGAACTGAAACCACTATTGGTGACACATCAACACAAGATCCTATGTTTATTAGATTTAGTGATCAAGAAAATTATAATGTTTATGAAGCAACTTCAGTAAATACAGCAGGTACATTTAGACTTGATACAGGTAACAAAATTGTAGCTGCGGTATCTGGTAAAGACTATAACTTAATTTTAACTGATCAGGCTGCTTATACAATGCAGTTTGTTGGTCCACCATTTACTTTCTCAATTAGACAGGTTGGTTCTAACTGTGGCTGTATTGGACAACATGGTGTTGTATATGCAGATGGTCAAGTATTCTGGATGGGTACAGGTGGAGGCTTTTTTAAGTTTGACGGTACAGTTAAACTACTTCCATCTTTAGTAGAAGACTTTGTATTTAGTACTACGGGAGATAATGTAGGTATTAATTATGCTTCTAATGAAATTATATACGCATCTCATAATTCTTTATTTAATGAAATAATATGGTTCTATCCTTCAGGTACACCTTTGAATAGTCCAGCAACACAAAACAATAGATCTGTAGTATATAACTATGTAGAAAATACATGGTCTACAATGAGTTTAGCTAGAAGCACTTATGCTGATGCTTCAACTTATGATAATCCATATGCAACAGAATACAGTACAACTGGTACACCTACCATTTCTAATTTAAGTGGAGCAACTAATACATTTGGTGCGTCGACTTATTTCGCTCAAGAAGTTGGAACTAATAAAATAGCACTTGATGGTACAGAAACTGCTATTGCAGCTTATATTCAGTCAGGTGATTTTGATTTACCAACAGATGGGGATGGTGAGTATTTACTAAGAATATCTAGATTTATACCTGACTTTAAAAACTTACAAGGAGATGCAATAGTCACTATTTTTTTAAAAGATTATCCTGTGAATACTGGTGCATCTTCACAATTAGGTCCTTTTACTATAAACTCTAGTACAGAGAAAATTGATACAAGAGCTAGAGGAAGATTAGCTAGTTTAAAAATAGCTAATACTGCTAATAATGAAACATGGAGATTTGGTACATTTAAAGCAGATATAAATGTAGATGGTAGAAGATAATGGCTAAAATAAACGTATATGTACCTGAACCTCCTAAAGAATATACTGAAGAAGGGTTTCGACAAATAAACCAAGCAATAGCAACAGTGGAGAATCAATTAAATACATCTTATCAGCAGGACTTGAAAAATGAACAAGATACGTTTAATTACTTTATGTCATGACAATAAGATACAAAAGCGATACATTTGATTTAACAACTACAAACGTCACAACTATTTTAACTTGCCCAAGTGATGCAACAATAATTGTAAAATCATTACAAACATCTCATCAAGCTGGAGGTACTGTTGTAGTAGATGCTTTTATTCAAAAATCAGGAGGATCTGATGTTGAAATAGCACATGATAGTTTATCTGCAGGTTTTTCAAATTTAGTTTTGTCAAGTTTAAATATGGAAGCTAGTGATATTTTAAAAATGCAAGCAGGAACTGCTAATGAAATTACAGGTGTTGTTAGTTATGCCCTTATAGACAGATCACAAGAAAATGGCTAAACAAAAATTTGTACACTTTGAACCAAGACCAAAGCCTCCTAAACGTCCAAGACGTCACACTAAGAGACTTAACAAAAATAAAAAAAGATGTTATAAAAAATATAATAGACAAGGAAGACCATGACACAAAAAACAATTATAATTAATGGTGAGGAAGTACCAGTTATTCCAGCAAAAGCTGAAGAAGAAATACTTAATAAAAGAACACAAAAGAAATACGCATCAAAGGAAGAGTTTGATGCAGACGTTGCAGATTCTAATACAGATACTGTAAACGAAGATTTACAAATCAATCAAAAAATAACAGTTGCATCTTTACAGGTTTTTGGTAAAACCAAATAATGAAACCATACGGTGGAACTGAAATTCAGTTTGATTATCTTAGAAAACATGTATCTGCTGCACTGATTGATTCTGTGCAAATAACTACATCTGTTCCAGAAAAAATACCCTTAGATCCTGTTAAATCAAATATTTTATGGATTAAAAATTCTTACGATCAGCCAAATTTACAATCTTGGTTTCAAAACAAAGATAATCATTCTAAGTATGATTGGTATGTATTTAACTCTCATTGGACTTATGAAAAGTATAGATACTTTTTTAAGATTCCTGAAGATCGTAGTACAGTTATAAAAAATGCAATTGACTACGATGAATTAAAATTAAAAACAGATTTTAGTCCTAAACCAAAAGTTAAGATGTGCTATATCTCAACACCATGGAGAGGTTTAGAAGTAGCTTTAGCTGCAATGGAAGCTATAAAAGATCCAGACATAACACTTGATGTATATTCAAGCACAATCATTTATGGAACATCCTTCCATAATCAAAACGATAAAGGATATGAAAAATTATATGAAAAGGCTAAAAGTTTACCTAATGTAAATTATATGGGTTACTGTCCTCATGATGAGTTAGTAGGTAAATTAAAAGAGTATGATGTTAATTGTTTTCCTAGCATATGGGAAGAAACATTTTGTATATCTGCTATGGAATCATTAGCAGTGGGTCAGTTGTTAATAACCACGGATCTCGGTGCTATACCAGAAACTTGTGCTGAGTTTCCTATCTATATTCCATACACACCTGATAAAGCAAAATTAACAATTCAATTAGCTGAATGTATTTTACAGTGTAAGGAAATGTTAAAAAATGATTTATCTTGGGGTTTAAAATTTCAACAGGAATATTATCAAAGATTTTATGATTGGAAGGTGATAGGAAGATTTTGGAATGATTTCTTGAAAGGAGCGCTCACTGTCAAACGAAAACAAAAATAATCATTTAATGGTTTGTACTCCTGTACATTCAGAAGTATCAATACATTTTGCTAAAGCTTGTTTAGATTTACAGAAAGAATGTATTTTAAATAAGATTAAAATAACTTTTCAATTAATGAAGTCTTCTCTAGTTACCCAAGGTAGAAACTTATGTGCTTCTGCTTTTATGAACTCTGATGCAGATAGAATGGTTTTTATAGATAGTGATATGGATTTTTCTACAAGATCTGTTTTAAGACTATTTAATTCACCACATGATGTATCACTAATACCTTATCCAATGAAAACAGTAAATTATAGTAAATTTCAAAATGATTTAAAAAGAAGACCTGATGATCTTCCTAATACTATGGGTCATGTATATCCTGTAACTGTAAAAGATCCTGAAAACATAGAACCAAAAGATGGCTATATAGAAGTAGAAAGAGGACCTACAGGCATGATGATGATTAAAAGGTCGGTGTTTGATGCTCTAGAAAAAGAATATAGTCAACTTAATATTGTACAAAAAACTATGGTCAATGGAGAGTTAGTAGAAAGACCTCATTATTATAATTTCTTTGATTCATACTATAGTCCTAAGTCTAAAACTTATACTGGTGAGGACTTTTATTTCTGTAAATTATGGACATCTATGGGTGGTAAAATACATGCTCTTATAGACGAAGAAATAAGCCATGTAGGAGAATATCATTATACAGGTAAGTTTATGGACGACTTTACAAAAGTTGAGTGATATTGAAGAATACCTTTATATAAGTTAAAATACCATAATAACTAGTTAAAATTATTATGGATCCATTTACTATAGCATTAGCAACCTTTGGGATACAAAAGCTTAGAGGTAAATCAACAAACAGAGCATTAAGAGACGCTGCAATAGCAGGAGGAATAGGGCAATTTGCAGGAATGGCAGGTTTAGGTCAAGGAACAATGGGTAGATTTGCACCACAAGCATTCGGTTCAATTGGTAACACAGTGGGAACAGCAGGAATGACGATACCTCAGCAAATGGCTGCAACACCTGTCGGGGGCGGTTTAGAAAGATTAATTGGTAAACCTGGTATGACAGCTGAACAAGTTAAAACTGCAGGTTT